ATGAACGCAAGCCGGGAAACTTTCGTTTCATTAATTTTTCAATTCGAGCATCTTCTACAACATTAACAAACGCTTTATTAGAACGTTTAATTGCATTTTCTAAAACACCTTCATCTGCGGGGGTATATAAAGCATGTCCCACCTCATGTCCTACCAGTAGGTCATAAAGTGTACCAGACATATCTTTCCAAAGAGGGAGGGCAAGAACACGATTTCTTACATCAAAGTAAGCAGTCTCAATATTCTTGTGTTGAACCGAAATGTTTTCTTCTGCCATTAGTTTGGCAAGAAGACTTTTCGAATTCTTTGTAAACATCACAACATCATTCATATCAAAAATCCCATATAGAGAACCAAATCACTATATGATGATCTCATATTATAGGGGGTTTGTCAAGCACTTTTTAGAAAAAATTATCTAAACTTATCACTCTTTTGTGTCGAAACATGTCAAAATCGTCTTTATCCTTTTGAAAACACCAGACATTTTCCATATAAATTTTATTCATAAAAGTATTCATTTTTTCTTTATCAAAATTACCATCTTCATCAGAAAATACCGCCTTTCCTTGGGGTCGTTGCATAATTCGCATACCAACCTGGCCAGTAAACGAATCACTCAACATATCGACAAGTTCATCACCAGAACGATATCTTTTACCTTTAATCTTGGGATCCATGATGTTTATCATCATATGTCCACCACTTCTAAGAGAATCGAATGTGTTTTGAGATACTGGTAAATAAAAATCATCTCTCCACGATTCATATTCATTAAACTTTGCCCAAGATTGATCTTCAGAGTGTTCACCACCTTCATTATACCTTTCTGTTGAAAAATATGGAGGCGAAGTAAATGCACAATCAATATCCCCAATATCATGCCATGGCAAATTTTCTGCACCGCAGCGATAAAATATACAAGTCTTCTTGTCACCATAAAGTGCAAAATAATCTTCCTTGTCTACAATTTCATAGGAGTTACCTATTAACTTAGAGTATTCTTGTGCCTGTATTTTATAATTCTTGAATGTGTTTGGATTTGGGTCACAACCAATATAAAGTGTTGCATTCGAACAAAAGAATCCTGCAAGTCTATCACCCCAACCCATCGAAGTATCCAAAACTCTCTTTGCGGCAGTCATTTCATATATACACTTTGCAACTAACGGTTTAAACTGCGTGGCGATGTATGTACCAAGTCTAAACGCCATCATGTACTGTTTGTTGGTTAATTCCCAACTATCGTTCACACCTCGCCAGATGGGGCCTAGCACCCCCCAAATGTTATCACCCTCATTCCATCTATCTACTGGCGACTTGTATCCATAAGAACCACAGGACATTCTCTGTTTATTTTGAAAATAATCACTCACTTCATTGAAAACAGATGGGGCATCAATCAATCCAATACCATATTCTTTAAAGGAATATTTGTAATCATCGTATTTTTCAATAACCTCTTTTTGTATATTTTCTACTGGAGAGATATAGTCTGAATAATCTACAGACTTTAATTTTCTAAATTTAGAAACAAGTTCATCATATGAAAAATCTTTATATGGAAATAGAGGTTTCTCGTTTGTTATGTACTCTGCAACCGTTGATCTAAAAACATCACGACCATATTTTTCTGTTGCAATCTGAAACATTGTACTATCCATAACGGGCAATCTATTTTCATTTGTAATCTTAAATAAAAAATTATAAAGTTCTTTGTCACTATCTGTTTTCATCAAAAATGTCCAATCAATGTGTTGTTTTCGTCTGCAATTCTTTCAAGAGATAAAAGATATGTCTCTCGTAAAAGTTCCGAACCATAATATTGTCTATTACTTCTAATACAAGCAACTGCAGTTGTGCCACTACCCATAAAAGGATCATAAACTATATCATTCTCTTTAGTATAATTCAAAATGCATCTTTTTGCAATAGATATTGGCATCCCATATGAATATTTTTTATATTTCTCGCCATATCCATCGAACCATACATCTGGTTTAAATTCTTTTGACATGTACTGTTTTACTTTACCTTTACCAAAAGTCATTACATTGCCATACGTTAATCTATATAAATCGACTTTATCGGTTTTAACCCATATCTTATGAGTCAATAAGTTATATCCTAAACAACTCATCGAATGTTTCAGAATACTAGATTTTGGGACGATAGTACCATTGTATTTTCTGTCGGTAAAGGCAATGGTAAATGCACTACTTTTTGGCCTTGCTGCACGAAAAACCTCAATTAAAAAATCTTGATAAAGTTCTGGTTTGGATGGGTCTATACCTATTTCTTCAAAGTCTGGTGGACTTGTAAAAAGATAATCATATTCCAATTCACTAATACAGTCCTTATAATCACCCAATATTAATTTACTTTTCATTATGTATTTTGTCCAATCCTACTAAATCCTTTTACCTTTTCGAATCTAACAACACTATGAAACTTGTCATATAGTATATCACCCTTATGACTGATAACAAAAACGTTATTACCACCTAAAGTATTTAGCAGTTTTAAAAACTCATCTGTTCCAGTTGCATCCAAAGAACTATCAAACACCTCATCAAGAATAAGTAAGTTGGTATTAACACTATTCTTCATCCGAGCGATTTCTCTCCAAGTAAAAAGAAGTGCAAGGTCGATACGCATTTTTTCACCTTCAGAGAAAGAAGGATATGTGAAGTTTTCCCTTGCTCTAGACTTAATATTCTCAGAGAATTTTTCATCTAAGGTAAAATTAATATAAAAATCCATCTCTTGCAAATGCTTGTTTATCAACTTATTCATAATTGGTAAGTAATATTTTACAATAGAAGTTTTTACTCCAGTATCCTTTAGGAACTGAGATGCAACGTTATAATAATTTCTAGTATCTACGAATTCTCTTCTCTTAGAATCTAAATCCTTTGCCAGTTTTCTAAGTTCTTTTAGTTCCTCTTCTAAAGAATTCATATTGTCATTATTGTTTTCTGCATCCTCAATTTCTTTTTCAATTTCATCGATACTATCTTGGATAAACGAAAAGGTGTTCATGTTAGAACTCTTCTTATTGTTTAACTCTAGTATTTCCTTTTTAATAGTCTCAATTTCTTGTATTCTTTCTTGTGTTGTATCTAACTCTTTTTTAAGATCCAACAAGGCACTTTCGATTTCTTCTTTCTTAGTATTTTTAGAAGAGATTATTTCGTGTTTATGTTCATCTTCAATATCTTGTTGACATGAAGGACAAACATCTTTACTCTCAAACCAATTAATATCCCCATCTATTTTGGAAATATTATTATGCAGTTGAGTATCTAACTTTTCTAATTTTTTATTTTTTGTTACTGACTTTACTTCATCTCCAATAGAAAGGGCCAGTGCAGATACTTTACTATCATACTCTTCATTTTCAGATAATATTTTTTTCTGTTGAAGTTTCTTATCTTTAATTTTTGTTTTGTTTTGTTTGATGGAGGCAGACTTATCTTCATTTAACTGTTGAATATTTCTTTCCTGCAAATCAATCTTATAATCTTGCAATTCTCTTTCTTTTTCATTCTCAAACAATTCGTCTTTCAGTACTGTAGATCTTGTTTTAAGAATTTCATTCATTGCCGAAAATATTTTGATGTCAAGAATATCTTCAATAATATCTCTTCGATCATTGGCATTTAATTGCATGAAAGGAACAAAGGTTGCACTACCTAAAATAACTGTTTGAGTAAAAGATTTGAAATTGAGTTTAAGAATGTTTTCTTCTAGATAGATTTGACTGTCCCTAATCTTAGAGTCTTGATCTAACATCTTACCATCGATATAAACTTCGAATATATTTGGTTTGATCGCTCGTCTTACCAAATACTCTCGTTTACCTATCGAAAACTCAATTTCGATTACACAATCTTTTTCATTTACAGTATTAACAAGTTGGGGTTTGTTAATTTTACGGAAAGGTTTGCCGAATAGTCCAAATGTGAGTGCATCCAGTATGGTAGATTTTCCTGCACCATTCTCTCCAACAATTAAAGTTGATGCAGTCCTGTTTAGTTGTATCTCTGTAAAATTGTCACCTGTTGATAAAAAGTTTTTCCATCTAATCTTTTTAAATTCAATCATCTACACACCTCTCAATGCAGAAACATACAAGTCTTGCATGATACCTTTTAACTTGTTTTTATCTACATCGATTTCGTAATTATCAATATAATTTGTCAATAGTGACATTGTATCTTCGGTTGCATCAATATCAGAGGCCTCTTCAAAATCCCATTCAGTCGAATCATCAACAATGGATAAATCAGCAACTTCATTCTTATAAAGTTCATCCACAAAAACATCAAACTTATAAGAGTCTGTTCTGTTTTTTACGATTAACTTAACATATTTGTCTTTGTATTTACTTGCAGAAACTTTTTTATCTTCATCATAATAAACTTTATGAAACATTTTATATGGGTTTATAATATGTTCTAGTTCTGTTGTTTCAGTGTCAAAAATATGAAAACCTCTTTTGTCATTACAATCAACCCATGTAATTTCATATGGATTTCCTAAGTAATGAATGTTTCCGTTATGGGATTTATGATGGAAGTGGCCAGACATCACAATATCAAAATTATTGAACAATTTCTTATCCATTCCGTCATGACACATCAATCCAGCACCCATTTCAAATCCTGCGATTTCAAGATGACCCATTGCAATCTTTGCTTTGGTTTTCTTTAAATGAGATATTGTGTTATCATAATTTTCTGAATTAATCCAAGGAATAAAACATACATCTGTTCCGTCAAAATTTAGAGTTGTAGTTTCAGTGTAAATTTTTAAT